TTAAGCTCTCCGATCGCCTTAACGAAATCCTTAAGCTTAGCATCATCTGACTTAAACCCGAGCTGAACCAGTAATTCGCCAATCTTCATTATTTAGCCTCTTTATTTAGTTCGTAAAATACCTCTTCGTAATCTTTACAAAACTTTATATACTCTACTTCAGCCAAGACCAAATCGCTCGAACTCTTTAATATGTCCTCAGGGGTTCCGAAACCCTCCTTCGATAATCTCAGGGCAATGACAATATCCTCGCTTTCCTCTACCTTTACTTTTGGGTATCGGTAATTTTTCCCTGAACGTTCTTCCACAGAGAAGCGAGGTTTTCGAAAAAAGGTTTAAGATTAAATACCAAAACTTCCGTAGTAACCGCTAAAAAATCTGGACGGAATTTTTCGTTTTCAAAAAGGTCCTTGGTTATCCGCTGTCCATTATATAAAGATCTTCCCATAAGCGGCCATAACGCATCCTCAACTTCCGGTGAAATAATCAGTCCAGTGATCAAATCTTTAATAACATTGATCGCCTCTCCGCCTAATTCTAAAGAGAGAAAATCATTAAATCCTGTGCCCGGAGGTAAAGTCAACTGAACTTTTCTCACCTCTACTACGACAGCTTTAAGTAAACGATGCCCTTCCTGGAAGGATCCCAACGTGATATCGATGCTGGCACCGCTAGGTAGATCTTTCTTAAGATTCGCCATTGTTCCTCCTAAATTAGCCTAACCTAATTTAAAGGGGCTATCCGGCGTTAGGAACCGGCAGGGATGCTTTAACATCCTCTTTGCCCCGTACAGCCTAACCTATGCTCCGAGGAGCATTTGTGAATATGAGTTCCCAAACAGTAACGGCCTGATCGGTTTCGCCGTCCGCGTTTTCCTTTCCCTCCGGGGCTTTCTTAAATATTCCCCCCGAGAGAATATAGATATCCTGGGTAATGTTTCCGGATCCATCACCGATCTGCTTTGCGAATTCTCCGCTCATAAGCGAGAACGCAGCGGGATCGTTATTAAGCAGGTTGAATAAGTTATTCAGAAACTTATCGTCGCCGCTTCCTCTTACCACCCTGAGGGTAAAGTTACAAACCTTACCATCGTACTTAAAGGAAAAAATGGTGTTTCCGTTTTTTCCGGTCTTAGCCACAACCGTATCATTCGGAAAGACCAAAGAAGCTACATCGCCATCCATTAAGTCATTAAGCAGGCGATCATTAATCTTGATAACATCTTTTCCAGTTAAAGCTACCACACCATCCATATTAATCTCCTCTCTTTAATATCCGCTTATCGGTTGAAATTAACCATAACCTCAGAGCTGTGTAACGCACCCGCCAGCTTTATGCCAATCTGTACCACCGGCGCTTTACGATCAGCCCTATCCGATGAACTCTGCTGATTAACCGGAAGGCTATAAATATAATATCCGCGCTCCTCGATATTGGAATACATATCCTCCTGGTTGCCAAACCACTCAGCCGAGGTCCATGATCCCGGAGCAATCATGCCGTTGCGGATACCCTGCTCGCAAGCCAGACGATAAGCCCCCTTGAGCATAACCATGCCCGGCTCAGTCTGAGGGATTTTAGTAGAGAGCTCGCGCAAGGCGTTGAATCCGTTAACCTTTAACTGGCTGACAAACCAGATAAGATTAAACACCTCATCAAAATAGCGGTTCGCCCCATTGGACCAGTACATCGATATCCCGGCCACATTAACGTAAGCGTCTACGCCGGCAGTTTCAAGGGCGGTTAATAACGTCTGGTCGACCGTATCATCCGGATCGATGGTGGCCAGCGGCTTCATATGCAAAGTATTTGTGGTCCGGGAACCATCAAAGTTAACTCCCATCCCGCGCCCGAAAGCGGCAGCGGCAAACAGGCGCGCCTCCTGGGCGGTTCCTCCATAATACAGGCACCGCGTATGAGAATTAGATGCATCTTTGATATCGGTAAATATCCCCGTAATATCATCCGAATCCGCGGAAGGTAAAGCAAGCATCTTATCGCTATAACCCTGAATGGCATTGGAAAGCGCCTGCCTGTCTTCATCGCTTGTTGGGTATGCGTTGCTGAGTATCCCCACAAAATAAATCATACTTCTGCAACGGGTAACCGCCTGAAGCAATGTTTCGGCTCCAGACCCCACGGTGAGGATATTAACCGTACATCCAGATCCGCCGCTAGGAGCGACTGAGGTCGCCAGATCAGTGCCGGCCGTTGTCGAATACCCTGAACCCGCTGTGGTGATCTCAAAAGCCAACACCTCTCCGTCAGTATCAACGTTGGTGACGGTAAGGGTGCACAGAGAACCACCAGACTGAATAACGGTTAAAACGTCTCCGATAGAATAGCCGGATCCTGCGGTATGGATATCCGCAGACGAAACAGCTCCTGCATCCAAAGTCAACATCGGAAATATAATCAATACTCCGCTGCCGACTCCCATATTGGGATTTTGAGCAAAAATAGCATTGGCCGCCTTGTAGGTTTCCGAATCCGATCCGAAAGCCTCAGCCACGGCTGCCGGCGAAACATAAACTCCATAATCCCCGTAAGCCTCCAACCCCACGATAGGAGTCTCGTTGGTAAAATAAGCGATATTATTAACCTTATAATCGCTTAGCCCGATAGGAGCCTCTGAAACTGATACATTGATAATATTGATAATATCCAATTCGCTCATGGCTTATTCTCCTTCTGTTAAACTGGTTACTGGTTGTTTAAAATCTTCTTCTATTAACGGCAGACCGTCGTTAGCCTTTACCTCAACATTAAACGTATCGAAATACTCGGCAGTTTTAACCTTTTGTTGCCAAGAAAATATCGTTAATGGGATATCATACCGGTATAAATTCGATCCTCCTTCTAAAACACTCAAGTCTTCAATATTGGCAATACGAAATATTTTTATGGAATTTTTTTCCTGAAGCTGCTGAGAATAAAGCGATGCGATCGCCATGAGGACTTCATCCTTACGCTCCAGGGCCTCTGTGTTTTTTGAAAAAACGCTTATAACGATCTGCTCGCGAATATTTAGATCTTGGATTTCCTGATAAACCGCGCTGGACGGATCATACTTGACTGTATTCCGGTTAGCTATTACCCTCCCCGGAAGACGTTCCAAAATAATAAATATCCCATCGTCAGGAGGAATATTCCATTCGCCATTATAGATCATAATGCGATCCTGATTGATATCCATCTCCTTAGACAGGATCTTAATTAATGTTTGAAAGGTTGAAAGTTGGTTAACCGTTGACATTTTCTATATACCCTTCAATGCAATGATACTCATAATATCCATAGCGCGAATAGTCCAGCTTAGCCATAACCTTATATTTAACTCCGTCAAAAACTATCCGATCGTTATTATTGAGCACCAGGTCCGTCAAGGTGTGGAGCGTCGACCACTTCCAGGATCGTTGCCCCTCCGGTTTAATTTCCAGCTGCTCAGCAGTAAACGGCTGGCAACATCCCCGCGTTCTTACCCAACTAGTCACTGGATTGGGTAAACCGTTTAGGTTCTGAACATTAACCACTCCTATCAATACCGGACGTAGATAGCGCATTACTGAATCGGAAACGTCCGGAAGGTCAGAGGTCTCGTTTATTTTTTTATCTTTCGCATTCACAATCATCCGGCTACCAGATATTGCACTAAAATCTTGCGAGTAAAAACTCCATCTGCAGCGATGCCTTCAATAACAAAAACCCCATCGTCCGGGCAAAACTGAACGCTAGTAATCGCCAGGCCTCTCAACTCAAAGGTTTTTTTTATATTTTCCATTAATTCTTTCATTGATTAACCACCCTTGAACTGATGCTGCGTTCTAGCTGATGTGAATCGATTAATATCGCTGATGACTTTTTTCTTTTCTTTGTGGCATCGGAAATATCTTTCCACTTTCCGAACCCCCCGGATTTAAAAGACGCGCTGATAATTCTCTCGGCCAGCATCCCTAAATCCTTATACGCCTTTTTTAACCTTGGCATTGTCTGCTCTGCATTAGGATTCGTAAATACACCCCAGAGCTTATTTTTTATAGCCAACAAGCCTTCGGCTTTATATTGCAAAGGAAATAATAAAAAAGAACGACGAGGCAGGTGCTGGGTTAAGCTGCCCTTTTCATGCAGTAGACCTATTTCAGCGTTGGTCTGAGCGGTATAGTTTTTGCCTGCTTTCCTTACGCCCGCCTTCGTCGTCGTAATATTTTTTCTCGTCCCGGCCTTAGATCCTAATATCCCGACCTCTGTAACAAATTTTGCCTTAAGGGCATGCTGAATACTTTCAAGTTTATCGATATCCAGATGGACCACGCTTCCCTTAAATAAGAATTTCTTCATACCGGCAATGTCGTCCCAGGAACAATCCCAATATTTCCCACAAGCAAAGGTAACAAGATACTAAGATAAAACTGTCCATATCCGTTAAGCGTTAAGCTTGATAAGAATGGATCCTTAGCATATCTTTCCGGAATAGCGTAACCTGTATTAACGCTTCCGACTCCGTTTGAATTTATGGGAAACTTAGATGAACTGGAAAGACCCTTTGAGGAATTTTTTATTGACTCAACAAGATAATACGCCGCCAAATTCATAAAAGCAATATTGACAGACGCATCCTCCCCGAACAGATCCGAAGCGAAATGAATTATCGCCGTATCGATAGCCCGATTGATATCTGCATCGATGATATAATCGAGATTGTTTAAATCGCCTGTAGGAGCGTATTGAAAGTCGCGGACAAAAAAAGCTTTAAAATCCGCAGCCAACGGTTTAACCCACATGATTAATCCTCCTAGTTAAACCTTTTTAATCTTCGGCTTAGGCTTATATGCGTTTTTTGTGCTCATCAACATCAGGTTCTCCGGATAGGCCTTCAGCAGAAACTTCGCCGTTTTTTCATCCAAGCCTACAGTTTTATTGGGATCCAAGCAAACCATCACAGGACCCACAGCGTTACCGAACGCCCGCGGCTTACCTGATAACACGCTTTCTTTTAAAATGATAAAGCTCTTTTCAGAACTTTTATTATAAACCTCTAATATCTTACCCATTGATTCCTTTCTCTTTAGGCAGATCTCTCGACTTGCGTCGTAGAATTACATTGCCATCCGGTAATTGGCAGGTAAGGACGTTGCCCTTATCTCTGAGGATCACAACATCCATCTCGACTCGGGCATTTCCTTTCCTATCCTTGTTAATAAGTACCATCATGTGGCTTATTCCCTTTGCGCTAACTACCCCTTAAGCGCGATCAAAATACAGAAGCTCCAAAGGCCTATACGCGGCAACGCCGGTATACTGACCATAAGCAGCATCCTGGAACTGGAAGTTATTCAGCGTATTCGGCTGAGTAACCGTGATGTCCACCGGAATATCCATACGCACGGATTTAGGATCCTTTCTGTAAAGCAGGTAACGATGGAACCCGGAATCGCTATTCAAACCGCGCGAAGCATTCTGCGCAGGAATAGCATAGGCAGACGGCAGAATCTTAAGGCCGCCAGGAATCATCTGATCAAACGCTTTCTTCAGATAATCCATTTTTGAAACCGCGCTGTAGCCGGCCGTCGTAACCATGGCGCCTAAACCGTTATAGTCATCCTCCGGCATGATGAAGGTGTTCGGATAAACCGTACGGTTACAGTTTGCCCGGAAAGCCTCGATTAACCCCGCGACCAAAGTATTGAAATCGGCCACGCTCATCGCGCTGATCAAACCGGTGCCGCTGGTGATCAGAGAGGTGTTCGAGTTTACGTTGCTCAAGGTCAGCAGACCCGGGAAATTGGAATTATCCCCCAGAGATCCCAAGAAGGCGATCATCTGGATACCCAGATCCCAATTTTCTTTTCTGGATTCATGAAGGGATGCGATATAATCCCAGTTAGAAGCCTGGAGCGCCTGCTGAATTTCGAATATGCTGTAACCAATCCCCTTCGCCCAATTCATGACCGGGATGGTTTTGGAACTTCTCGCCGCTCCAGCCTGAGCCAGGCGATCATTAGCGGAACCCTGCCCGATATTACCCTGCTCGAAATCGCCTGAGGTATTAAGCACGATATTCTGCAAGATATTCTGAGCAAATGCTCCTTCGCCGATGGCGATATCCACGTAATCCGAAATGGACACGGTATAGAATATCTGCTCGATGATCGACTTTTTAATCCATGTCAAAGTATCCAGAGCAATCTGATACCCGACAGAAGACATATCAATCGTGTCGCCGGTGGCGTTCATGATTGTCTGCCCTCTTAATGACCTTAAGGCGAACTTTCTTTCCATTGCATTTTGCACTTGCCGTAAATCCATCTTCATTTGAAGATCCTCCTTGTTATGGTACTTGATTTAGATTACTTTTTTTATGCGTTCAACAGGCATGCGCATCCCGCCTTTTTTATCCTTTAGGCTTTAGTCAGAAGCCTGAGTAACAACCCTCTCCCAATCCGTATCCGCTCCGGCATTCGCGGTCTTAATATACAGATTCGGTTTAGTAGTCGCTACCGCACCTTGTCCGACAAACAGCGAACCGATCGGTGCATCTGCAGGAACGGCGGCCCGTGCCGCGGCTCTTGTCACAGCAACCCCGGAATAAATATTCACGCTACCGCTTAAAGCGACATCAGTAACCGGCGCTCCGGTTATCCTGACACCCGCAGCAGCCACGGCACCGCTGTCGATCATAATATCGAGAGCAGCATCCAAACAGGTAACATCCGGATAAATCTCGATAGCCACGCCGCTGAAATAAGGAGAGGTCACCGTTGCCGCTCCTTTGACATGGAAGTGCCCCGCGTTGATTGTATTCGTCGCGGTGAAAGCATCCGTCCCTACGTCTAACAGCGCAGAT